CTTCTGCCATTCGTCGATGAAGGTCATTACCTTCGACAGGCGATAAGCCTGACGAGCCAGATTGGCTTCGCTTACTGTCCATCGCTGGTCCTCCTCCTAGCCGTTGCGGTGCACACGAGGCGTTCAACTAGCGGTGTAGGCGGTGGTTCCTGTTGATTGCAGATTTTGCCCCTTTTTCCCGAAAGCGTTCCCGCAGAAGGGCCACAAACTACTCGGTCGTTTGGCCCGTTGTGTTCTTCACACCGTCCACCGCAATCTGTAGCGGCTTGCCTATGCCGGGCCTGCCGCGCTTCAATGCGCCATGCCCAAGCTGACCCGCCGCCGCTACCCGGAACGCCAAGACTGCTGGAATATCTATTTCGGCGATGTCCATGTCGGCACCATCGCAAAGTGCGTCGGCAATCCCGGAGCCGCCGAACGATGGCAATGGATGTGCGGCTTCTATCCGGGCTCGAAGCCGGGCGAGCAAACCAACGGCACTGCCGACACGTTCGACCAAGCGCGCGCCGATTTCGAGGCGGCATGGCGGAAGTTTTCGGCTAAGCGGACGGAGGCCGACTATCAGGCGTGGCGCGATCACCGCGACTGGACGGCACACAAGTACGCAATGTGGGAGCGCGGTGAACGCTTCCCGTCGCAGCTGGTCAGCGCATGAAATTCGCCAGCGCTCGCCCGTTCACCGATCCTGAAATTGCTGCCCGCAAGCTGATCGAAATCGCTAGTACCATCGAGCCGGTGCAGGACGGCCGCATCTACATTGAACTGCTGAACGGGCCGTTTCTGTTCAGCCATGGCGGCAGCCCGGCGGAGTACGGCGCGGGCATCAAGCACGCCATCGAGCGCGGCTGGCTCACGATGCACGAGAGCGGGACCTACGTGAAGTTCACGCAGGCTGGAGCGGATTTGTTCGCTTAAAATGCCTCGAACGACGCCATTTTCTTCTTGCGTCGATAGGACATGAAGCCCACGCCTGCGAAGCCGAGGATCATCATCGCCCATGTGGAGACTTCGGGGACGCTAGATACAGACGTGTTACCGATCCCATCGCTGATGAGAAGTGAAAATTGGTTTCCGCCCGCAAATAGTGGATCAATATAGATATAAGGATCAGCCCAGGCCGTAACGTTGAAAAAATTATTGAGACTGCCCCCTGCTGATGCACTAACATTTACTGTATATTGCACGCCGGTGAGTAGGCTGAAGTATTGAGTGCTGTTAACGCAGCCGTGTGCACCACAAAATACGTTTCCGTTGCTACTCAGCCCGGTCGAAGCATCAAATCCAGTCCCGCCCGGGCCAATCAATTGAACCGCAGCAAAACCGGTTCCCGACTGTCCCGCCCCCCCCGCGAACGATTGAATTCCGCCCGCTGTTTCAAAATAATAAGGTACGAACACTCCGGTCGGTCCATCCACAACGATATGATAGCTCACTTGGGATTGGACACCGTAGCTTCCGCCCGTGGACATGACCATGGACCCACCTGACGCAACCCCCGCGCTAGCTGCCGGCTGCGCCGTGGTGGCTCCAGTGGCATTCAGGAAAAGTTGGCCAGTGTTACTAAAAACGATTCGACTGCCTTCGATTGGACTTGCGCTAACAGCGAGAGGATCGCCGTTGAACTGAATAGAATAACTGGCAGGAGCGACTATCACGGCTTTCGCTGGGGAGATGCCCAACGCTCCGGCGGTCATTACCAGAAAGCATAGTGAACCGCGCGCGCTTTGAATTTTCGATATCATGTCACCCCCAAAAAGCTTAAAAAAACTCAAATATCAACGGCATCGTACGTGGGGGGGGGGAAGCCGCAAGCCCTTTTATAACTGACGCTGGGTATATTATTCGCTTGCTAAATAAATTGTGCCGTGCCTGCGCTGCAATATCGGACATTAGAACCAATACTGCCCTCGGGATGCAGAGAGTTCAGTCTGGTCGACGGCGTGCAAGGTTACATTCGGTTCTTGCGTGACGAGACACGGCGGCAGAATGTCAGCGCCGCCGACAGCCGCGTTCGCGACGCGCGCGCCAGGGATATCGAGGTGCGCACGCAGCAACGGTTGGGCCGGTTGGTGCCGCTCGAAGTCTATGAAGAGATGATCGACAATCTTTGCGGTGTGGTAAGAAGCGAATTCGCGGGGCTGGCAGCAGCAGTCACGCGCGATCTGCCCCTGCGCCGGGCGATCGAAAGGGATGTCAATGCTAGACTTCGTCGCATCGCCGAGCACGCAATGGCAGAAGCCATACGGCTGGAGACGTATCGCCCGCCTGATGATGCCCTCCGAAATTCTGGAGCCGGACCTTTGGGCGGCGGCGAACCGGACCTATCCGGCAACGGCAGCGGTGCCGGGACCGCGTGATCCGCTTCTGACGCCTTACGTGGTCGAACCGGAGCGCGCGATCGCGTCGGGCGCATATCGCCGGGTCGTCATGGTGTTCGGCGCGCAGTCGGGCAAGAGCGAGCTGATGCTCGATGTCGCCGGGCAGCGGCTCGATCAGCGACCTGGGCCGATCCTGTATGTCGGTCCCAACAAGCAATTCCTCAGCGAGCAATTTGAGCCGCGCGTGATGGCGCTGCTGGATGAAGCGCCAACGCTGATGATGAAGGTGGCGCGCGGCAAGCGGATGACCAAGACGCGCAAGATAGTCGCGGGCGTTCCGTTTCGTCTGGCTCATTCGGGGTCGAGCACTGCACTTAAGAGCGACCCCGCCGTGCTCGCGTTGGTCGATGAATACGACGAGATGCGCGACAACGTGAACAATCAGGGCGGTCCCCTCGGTCTGGTCGAGCGACGCGGCGACACCTACGCCGATTTCGTTTGCGTGGTGACATCGACGCCCAAGCGCGGCAGGGTGGGCGCTCTCAAGGATGAGAGAACCGGCCTGCACTTCTGGGAAGTCGCCGTGCCTGAGGACATCGAAAGCCCAATCTGGCAACTCTGGCAGCAAGGCACGCGGCATCACTGGTCGTGGCCCTGCCCGCATTGCGCAGAGTATTTCATTCCGCGGTTCAATCTGCTGCGCTTCCCGCTCAAGGCTCCGCCCCTTGAGGCTTCGCGAGAGACGTTTTTGGAATGCCCGCGCTGCGGTGGCGTGATCGAAGACCGGCACAAAGCCGACATGAATGCGCGCGGGCATTATGTCGCGCCGGGCCAGAGCATCAACCGCAACGGCGCGATCCACGGCGCACCGGCAGAGAGCAAGACCATTTCGTTTTGGGTTTCCGGGCTCGCCTCGCCGTTCGTCACGTTCGGCGAACGGGTGGCCGTGTTAGTCGAGGCGCAGCAGTCCGGCGACGATGCCATGGTGCAGCAGGCGATCAACGCAGGTTTCGGCGAGCTGTACTCGCCCGGCGGCGGCGAGGTGCCGGAGTGGATGGAGATCAAGGAGAAGTCACGTGCCGCGACCTACAAGCGCGGCGAAGTGCCGAAGGACGTGATGTATCTGACGCTGGCGTGCGATGTGCAGAAGCATTCGATCCCGTGGGTGATCCGGGGCTGGGGTGCGCGCGCCAGCTCCTGGCTGATCAACTACGGCTACCTGCGCGGCGACACCAGCGAAGAGGAAATTTGGGCGGCACTCGGCGATCTGGTCAGCCAGCCGATCGACGGCGTGCCGATCCGCCTCACCTTCATCGACAGCGGCTTCCGCCCAGGCAAAAGCGACATTCTGCCGCTCAACCGGGTCTATGAATTCTGCCGCCGGTTTATGCGCCGGGTGCGACCAACAAAGGGGTCGGCGTCGCCGATGCGCACACCGCTGATCTTTTCCAAGATCGAGGTCAGTCGCAAAGACGGGCGCGCGGCCAAGTATGGTCTTGAACTGGTTCGCCTGGATACCGATCACTGGAAAAGCTGGGTGCATGAACGGCTTAGGTGGCCTGAAGACCACATTGGCGGCTGGCACGTCTTCAAGGATGTCGATGACGACTACTGCCATCAGCTCATCAGCGAAGCGCGGCTGAAGCAGCCGACTGGCCGTGTCGAATGGGTGCAGCGCTCGCGCGACAACCACTTTCTCGATTGCGAGGCGATGCAGGCGGCGGCGGGCTATCTGCTCAACGTACAGCGCATCCCATTGCAAAATCGGGGCAATGGTACTAGGGATGGACTTGGCACGAAGCCGGAAACCCCATCCGAGGTAGTCAGCGCCGCTGAAGCGCCACCAATTCCTCCCGCAATAACGCGCGGTCGCAGGGTAAGGCGCATCATCAGATCGAGCTATCTCGGAGCGTGACGTGCTCCGGCCATGCCTTCAGAAGCCACCCGCGAAGAACTGCTCGCGCAGGTCGAGGCGCTACAGGCGCAGTTGTCGATCGCTCCGTCAGCCGCGCAGCTCGCATTGGTGCGAGGGCTGCTGCTCGACCCGGCGCTTCGCCGCGCTAAGTCAACACCGGAAGAAATAGTCAGCCAGATCACCGCGCTGAAGGTCGTCATCACCTCCGGCGTCAACACCGCTGCCTACGGTGACAAGCGCACCGAATTCCGCTCGCTCACCGAGCTGCGGCAAATCCTCAACGGGCTCGAAGAAGATTTGGCGGAAGCCTTGGGCCTGGGCGGGCGCGTGCGCCAGATCAGGATGACCACTCAAGCCGACAAGGGGCTGTGAGATGGGCACCGTGCGCGATATCCTGTCGGAAGGAATTTTAGGGCGCTTCATCTCGCGCACCGGAAAACGCGCCAGCAACTCCTTTGACGCTGGCGCACAGCGGCGGCGGCTCAAGAGCTGGCAACCGACGCAGTACACCACCAATGTCATCATGTCGGCGACCGGCCCGCTGCTACGCTCGCGCGCACGCGATGCCTTGCGGAACAATCCGCACGCCAATGCTGCCTGCGAAACCTTCGTTGCCAACCTGATTGGGACCGGCATCAAGCCGTCATCGCTGCTCACCGACAACGCCGATCTTCGCGACACCATAATGCGGCTCTGGCTCGACTGGACCGATGACGCCGATGCCGATGGGCTCGCCGACCTGTACGGCATGCAGAGCATCGTCGCGCGCGCGCTGTTCGAGGCTGGCGAATGCTTCATCCGTTTCCGCAGCCGCAAGCCCGAGGACGGCTACGCGGTGCCGCTTCAAGTGCAACTGCTCGAAAGCGAGATGTGCCCCTATTCGATGAACCAACAGGCCACGAACGGCAACTGGATCATGAACGGGATCGAATTGGACTTCGTCGGCAAGCGCGCCGCCTATTGGTTTTATCCGATCCACCCCGGCGACATGCCGATCGAGACCGTCGCCACCATGGACCCGGTGCGCGTCCCCGCGTCCGAAGTGCTGCACATCTTCAAATGCACGCGCCCTGGCCAGATGCGCGGCGTGCCGCTCGTTACGCCCGCGCTGGTGCGCATGTTCCTGCTCGACCAGTACGACGACGCCGAACTTGAGCGGAAGCGCATCGCGGCGATGTTTGCGGGCTTCATCACCAGCGCGACGCCGGAAGATGTCGTCCCGATTGACGGGATAGACACCAGCGCGCCGCAGGAAAACATCGCCCTCTCCGGCCTGGAGCCGGGCACCATGCAGACGCTGCTGCCCGGTGAGGACATCAAGTTTTCCGAGCCGGCCGATGTCGGAGGCACCTACGAGGCTTACCAGTATCGCCAGCAGCTCGCGCTGTTCGGCGCGCTGGGCATTCCCTATTCGGTGGGCACCAGCGATTTGCGGCGCGCGAACTATTCATCGCTGCGCGGCTCGATCGTGGAGTACCGCCGCAAGCTGGAGCAATTCCAGCACAACATCATCGTTTTCCAAATGTGCATGCCGATCTGGCGGCGCTGGCTCGATACCGTCGTGCTGGCGCAAGCGATCCCGATCGATGCGCGTGCGTACCTCGCAGACCGATCGACCTATCAGCGCGCGAAGTGGATACCGCAGCGCAATGATTGGGTTGACCCCCTCAAGGATCGTCAAGCCGAAAAACTCGCAGTCGACGCGGGCTTCAAGAGCCGCAGCGACGTGGTCGAAGCCGAAGGCAACGATCCGGAGGAGAACGACCGGCGCATTGCTGCAGACAAGGCGCGCGAGGAGAAACTCGATCTGGTTTTCCCGGTGGTCTACGCGGCAGCCAACCAACCGCTCGCACCAAGTGATCAGGCCGCGAAGGATGAAGCGCAGCAGGCGGCGCAGGAAGCAGCCGATCAAGCCGCAGAGGATGAAGCCGATCAGGCCGCCGCAGAAGATGCGGCGTGAAGCAGGAGCATGCAGATGCGCAACTGGTACACGATGAAAGCCGAAGAGAAGTCAGCCGAAATCGTCATCTATGATGAGATTGGCAAATCGTGGTGGGGCGAAGACACCGTCAGCGCCAAGCAATTCTTGGACGATCTCAACGCGCTTGGCGACGTTGACCTCATCACGATGCGGGTCAACTCGCCCGGCGGCGACGTGTTCGACGCGGTGGCGATCCACAATTCGCTGAAGAGCCACAAGGCCAAGATCACCGGCATTGTCGACGGCATCGCCGCGTCCGCCGCGTCCTTCATCCTGATGGCTTCCGACAAGATCGTGATGCCTGCGAACAGCTTCCTGCTGATCCATGGATCGTCCGGCTTTTCGATGGGCAACGCCAACGACATGCGCGCGGCGGCCGACGACCTGGACCGCATCGACAAGTCGCTGACCTCGACCTACGTGGCTCGCGCCAAGAGCACCACCGCGAAGGTTCAGGCGCTGATGAAAGAGGACCGGCTGATGGATGCCGCCGAAGCCAAGGAATGGGGCTTCGCCGATGAGGTGACCTCAGAGAAAAAGATGGCCGCGAAATTCTCGCTGCGGCTGTTGCCAGAGGCAGCGGCGAAACAATTCCGCGCTGTCGCTGGCGATGGTGGCGAAGGCGACAAGCCCGCACCGGAGCCGGTGAAGGAGCCCGACACTCCAGCCGAGAAGCCAGCCGATCCGCCAGCGCCCGCCGACAAGCCCGCCGATCCTCCGGCACCGGCAGCGACCGCGCAGATCATCACGCTCGATGCCGCGAAGAAGGCGGGCATCGAAGAGCATCGCCAGTACGTCGCCAACGTCACCGACCTCTGCACCCTGGCGCAAATGCCGGAGCGCGTCGGCAGTTACGTGCGCGCGAACACGCCAACCGAGCAGGTCCGCAAGGAACTGCTGGAGGTGCGCGCGCAAGAGACGGTGATGCCGCATCACCCGCTGGTCCCGCCAGCAACCGCCCCTGCGTCAGCGTGGGGAAAGATCACCGACAAGCTCAACGCGCGCTTCAAAACGTAAACCAGCCCAAGAGAAGGAGTTTCATGATGGCCACCAAGCACGATCACGACAACGAGCAGGAGCGCAACCCCGCGCGGGCGACCCAGCAGCCAGCGGCAAAGCCCAACGATGCTGCGCAGAAGATCGATGAGGCGCGCGCTGCCGTGCATGAGAGCGAGCAGAAGCGCCGCGACGACGAGTTCAAGGCGAACGAGGCGCGCATCAAGGCGGAGCGCGAAGCCGAGGCGGAGAAGACGAAGGAAGCCGAGCGCCGCGCTAAGCTCAGCCCGGAAGAACTCGCCGTAGAGGTCAGCCCGTTGGCGGCGACCACGCCGCACTTCACGACCTTGACCGAACCGCACCACAGCGCGGAGTTCATTCTGTCCGAAGCGAACGGCCAGCGCTCGCGTAGTGCCGCTTACTTCGCGCACCCGGCGACGGTCTATGTCGGGATGCCGGTGAAGAAAACGGCAGAGGCAACCGCAACGCTCCCGGCGACCTACGTCCCGGCGGCGGCTGGCGCGGATTGTCAGGCGCTCTGCATCTACGCGGGCGGCTCGATCGCTGGCGAAGGTTTGCAGATCGCAGTCATCGTCCGCGATGCCGAGGTGAACAAGAACCTCATTAGTTGGGGCGCGATCACCGCACCCGAACAGCTCATCGGCATCACGACACTCGCCGCCGCTGGCATCGTCGCCCGCTAACAAGCGGGCATTCATCAACGCTCGCCGACAGGCAGCTAACAAAGGATCACGGAAATGCTTGACATCTTTCGCGGCGATGCCTTCGGCGTGGTGCCGCTCTCGCTCGCAATCAACAATCTGAAGTTCATCCCCGGCTACGTCAGCAGCAGGGGCATCTTTACCGAGACCAGCGTTGCGACGACCGCAATCGCCATCGAGGAAAAGAACAACGTCCTGACGCTGGTTGCGCCGACACCTCGTGGCGCACCGGGCGTCACGATTGCAAAGCCCCGGCGCGCGATGCGCATGCTGGGCGTCCCGCACTTCGAAATCAACGACGCCGTCATGGCGGAGGAAGTGCAAGGCGTGCGCCCGTTCGGTCAGGAGACCGGCACCGAAGCGGTGATGACGAAGGTGGCCGAGCGGATGCAGACCGCTGGCCAGTCGCTGGAGTACACGCAGGAGCATGCTCGCGTCGGCGCGATCAAGGGCATCGTCACCTATGCTGACGGCACGGTGCTGAATATGTTCATCGAGTACGGCATTACCCCGCCTGCGGCGATCAACTTCGCATTCAGCGCCAATCCGGCAACCGGAGCGGTCAGGCAGACGTGCGCCGCGCTCATCCGCACCATGGCAGCGAACCTTGACGGCCAATCCTTCACGGGCGTCGAGGCGCTTTGTGGCGATGGGTTCTTCGACGCGCTGATCATGTCGCCGGAAGTGCGCGCGACCTATCTGCAGACGCAGAACGCCGCCGAGTTGCGCAACCAGTACATCAGCGCAGCCGGTCTCTCGTGGGGTTCGTTCGTGTTCGGCGGCATCCTGTGGACCAACTATCGCGGCTATGCGTCGGTCGCAGGCGCAGCGTCGGCTCCGATGGTCGAGACCAATCAAGCGTACTTCTATCCGACCGGCGTGCCGAACCTGTTCCCAACGGTGTTCGCGCCTGCCGACTACATCGAGACCGTCAACACCATGGGACTGCCGCGCTACGTCAAGCAGTACCCGATGCCCAACGACAAGGGCGTCCACATGGACACCCAGATGAATGCGCTGAACTTCTGCTCGCGCCCGCTCGCGCTGCAGAAAGGCACGTTCTCCTAACCTCCCAGACTTGGCCCGGCGGCGCGAATGCGCCGGGCCATCATTTTGAGGCAGCACATGATCGACTTCGATGCGCTGGTCCTCAAGCCAGCAGGCGTCATCTTCCAGATCAGGGTCAGCGTCACCCCGCTGGTGACGCAACCGGGGTTGCCTGCCTATGAGGCGAACGGTGTCTACAACAAGCGCGACCTCGACGTTGAGATGCAGGACGGCACGATCTTCTCCGATCACCAGGTCTCGCTCGGCATTCGGCTCTGGGACTTCGCCGTGCCACCGGATCAAGGCGACTTGATCACCATCATCGATGATCGGCATCCGGCGTTCGGTCAGCAATACTGGGTCGGCGATAGCGATCAGGACGGCCAAGGCGGCGCGATGCTGCTGCTCCGCACAAAGGAGCCGCCGTCATGAGCCACTACGCCAACACGCTCCAGGCGAAGGCGCTGGCGCTGCTGCAGGTCGGCTTCGGCACCGTGTTCAAGACTTATCGGATGACGCCGATGCTGCAGGTTCAGCCCGGCGATCTGCCGATCCTTGGCGTATACATCCTGCGCGAGCGGCGTGTGCCGGACGGGCAGCCAAACCAGACCACGCCGAAATTTATTCATGACCTGACGCTGGGCTTCTCCGGCGGCGTGCACATGGAGACCGACAAGCAGGACCAGATCAGCGCGCTCGAAGAGTGGATGGCAACGGTGGACGACATCCTGCTCAGTGACCCGAGTTTCGTCAGGATGACCGAAGGCATTCTCGCGATGGACCGCGTCGGGCAGTACGCCAAGGTCGGCGAGACCACGCTTTTCGAAATCCGCATCGAGATGAACATCCAGTTCCGCAGCTACTTCGAGCCGCGTATCCCGGACGAGCTGAAGGTCATCCACATCGAAACCCAATTCCCCGACAAGGCGCATGTCGACAGCGGCACCGAGCAGATCGAGCGCGTCTACGAACTCCAAACAGGCACCAAGCGTGCCCCTCACCCCTGACCGTAAAAGGAGACCACGCACATGCCCGTCTCGTTCAACTCAATTCCTGCCAACTGGCGGATGCCGCTGTATTGGGTCGAAGTCGATCCGAGCATGGCCGGTTATCCTCGTTCGCGCCTCGCTTCTTTGATCATCGGCACCATGAACGATGACGGCACGGCGCTTCCCGACATACCGGTGCCGGTGCAGTCAATCGCTGACGCGCGTCAGCTCTTCGGCTACGGCTCCATGCTCGACGGAATGGTCGATGTCTTCACCAAGAACAACTTCGCACAGGAGCTTTGGGTCGTCCCGATCAAGGAAGCAGCGGCTGGCGTCCAGGCAACCGGCACGATCACCGTCACGGCTCCAGCGATCTCCGCTGGCACGCTGCCGGTCTACATCGCCGGTCGGCGGGTGCAGGTGTTCGTCGCCGCCGGAGAGCCGATCGAGGACACCGCGAGCAACATCGCGGACGCCATCAACGCCGATCTTTCGATGCCGGTGACGGCACTCGTTGGAACGCTGGGCGCACTTGACCTGACGTGCAAATGGAAGGGCGTCGAGGGCAACGACATCGACGTGCGGCTGGCTTATGGCGGTGCGCTCGCGGCAGAGCAAATCCCGGTCGGCCTCACCTTCACCATGCCGGTCGGCAATAAGCTGGCGGGCGGCACGGGCGAAGTCGATCTGACGACCGCCATCGCCAACCTTGGCGATGAACCCTATGAGTACGTCGCGACCGCCTACACCGACAGCACCTCGCTCGCGCTGTTGGAAGCCGAGTATGGTTTCGGCGATCAAGGTCGCTGGGGGTGGATGCGTCAGCTCTATGGCCACATCTTCGCAGGAAGGCGCGGCATCGCAGGGGTCGGCGATCCCAAGGGCTACAGCGAACTTTTGGAGTACGGCCCGGCCAACAACTCCGGCGTGGTGTCGATCATGGGCATCGAGGCTGGTTCGCCGACACCACCATGGGTCTTTGCAGCCGCCTACACCGCGAAGTCGGCGCGCGCGCTGGTCAACGATCCGGCTCGCCCGTTGCAGACGCTGTCAATGGAAGGCTGCCTGCCGCCGCCCAAGCACCAGCGCTTCACCATGCGGGAGTTGAACGACCTGTCGTGGGTCGGCATCGCAACGCAGGGCGTCAACGGTGATGGCATCCCGTCGATCAAGCGGGAGACCACGACCTATCAGAAGAACCTCTATGGTCAGGGTGACGACGCCTACGAGCTGGTGCCAACACTGGCGACGCTGGCGGCGCTATTCCGTTCGCAGCGCTATGCGATCACCTCGAAGTATCCGCGGCACAAGCTCGCGGATGACGGCACGCACTTCGGCTCCGGTCAGGCGATCGTGACACCGAAGATCATCAAGGCGGAATTGATCGCGCAGTATCGCTTCGATGAATTCTTGGGCCGCGTCGAGAATGCAAGCGCGTTCAAAGCCAACCTGATCGTCGAGCGCGATCCGAACGATCCGAACCGCATCAACGTGCTGTACCCGCCGGACCTGATCAACCAGCTCCGCGTCTTCTCTGTGCTGGCGCAATTCCGCCTTCAATATAATAGAGGGGTCGACACGACGATCGCAGTCTAACGGGCGGAGCAAGGAATGTACGGCAAGATCAGTAAGCCGCTTTGGGATGAAAAGCCCGTCGCCGTCATCGGCGGCGGGTCATCGCTGATCGACTTCGACTTCGAGAAGCTGCGCGGCGCGCATGTGCTCGCGGTCAAGCGCCTCGACATTCCATGGGCCGATGCAGGCTTCAGCCTCGACTACTGCCGCGACAAGCTGGAGAACGTGCAGAGCCGCATCTATTGGGCAGTGCGCGAGGAAGCAGGCGAGCCGCCGACCCAGCGCAACGTCACCATGCTGAAGCGGCTCGACGGCCAGCAAGTGTCTGACGATCCCGGCGTGATTTATGGCGGCGGCACATCAGGCTTCGGCGCATTGCAAATCTGCATCCACAAGCGCGCGAAGCAGATCGTGCTGTTCGGCTTCGATTACGATGGCACGAGCGGCGCAACCAACGGGGCCGGACAAGAAAGGAAGCGGGCGCAGGCTGCGGCGAATTGGGCCGCATGGTCCGAGCATTTCCGCGTCTATGTGCCCTACTTCAGCCAGCACGGCATTCAGGTCGTCAACGCCTGCCCCTCATCGGCAATCAGTTGTTTCCAGAAGGTCGCGCTACAGGACGCTGTCGCGATCTGCACGTGAACGAGCTGATCATCGCCTGCGTTCGCACCGGGGCGCGAATTCCAATGGATTGCGTGACGACGCTGCGCAACGCCGTCGCCAGACACCTCGACCGCCCCTACACGATGATGTGCCTGACCGATCAGCCGGAGCGCTGCAGGCGTGGCCTTTGTTGACATCAGCGCCATGAAGCTCACCGGCTGGTGGAACAGGATGGCGCTGTTCGAACCGCAGTGGCGGGCCGGAAGCAAGGGGGTCTATCTCGGCTTCGACGCTGCGGTGACCGGCGACCTCGCAGCCCTGGCTGACGTGCCCGGCGAGTTCGCGATCCTCTCCCAGAAAGATGTGGCCGGGAGATACAATCCGGATGTGATGGTTCTCGGCAGTCGGATGGGTAACTTCATCTGGCACGGGATCGAGCGTCGCCGCGATCTGCATTTGATAAATCACGCGCGTTTCGGTCCGGCGTCTTGCATCGAGGAGCTGTACCCGTCCGCTCCGCTACTGCAGCGCATGCTGCCGCCAGACTTTTTCAAAACGCATTTGAGATTGATGCGTCAGCATTGACCGACGAATTCGCCGCTAAGTCCGCGCCGAGCGTGGTTGTTGTTGAACAGTGACGACTTGTGATGAATTTAGTGCGGCATCGTTTTTCTCACACTCAGGAGAGAACCATGCCGCAGGGCGCGTTCGCGGGCACCGCGTATCTCAAAGTCGATGGTGATCAATATCCGCTCAAAGGAAATCTGACGGTGTCAGGTTCGCCGGTCGAGCGCACTGGCATTGCCGGCCAGGACTACGTTCACGGTTATCAGGAGCTGCCGCGCGTCCCTTACATCGAGGGCGACGTGTCAACGCTGCCTGAGGTGTCGCTCGAATTTCTCGAGGGCGTCATCAACGCAACCGTCACCGCCGAGCTGATCAACGGCAAGACCTACGTGCTGCGCAATGCGTGGACGAAGGGACCACTCGAAGTGAACACGCATGACGGACAATTCCGCATCCGGTTCGAAGGCCGCTCCTGCGACGAAGTCGCGTAGGGAGAGCAGCAATGGTAGAGGCGGCATTGCGCAAAGAC